ATGAAAACGAATCGAGTACTGCTCACTTTTCTGCTGGTGGTAATGGCCTTGTGTGCCCACGCCGGCGACAACAATTCCGCGCTTCGCAAGTCGATAGCGATGGCCAACGCCATGTGTCCCGTCTCCCTGGGAGCGATGGGCGAGATGACCTCCATGGTCTACGAAAAGGGCGACCTGATCATTTCCTACGCCCTCAACGAGGACGTGATCAGCGTCGAGACCCTCAAAAACAACAAGGAGATGGTGCGCCAGAATGCCACCACCATGGTCCGCAACGCGACGGGCGACCTCAAGACCACGTTCGACCTGCTGGCCAGCGAGGGCGCGGGACTGGTCATGAAATATATCGGCAAGCAGTCGAAGGCGAAGTTTACGATACGCTTCACGGCGGAGGAGATACTGCGCGCCTCGATTGCTCCCGAGGAGGCGAGAGACCCCATGACCGCGCTGAAAAGCCAAATAGAGGTGGGCAACGCCATGCTGCCGACCAAGATCGCCGACGGCATGGAGATGACCCGCGCCTATCTGGAGGACGACTACCTGTTCTATGAGGTGACGGTGGACGAGGATCTCCTCTCGATCGCCAATATCAAGAGCAATCGACCCACCCTGAAAAAGAACATCTTGGCGGTCTTGAACAGTGACGACGTCTCCACGAAAGCCCTCAAGGACTTATGCAAAAGCGTGAACGTGGGCATCGCCTACAAATACGTCGGCAAGGACTCCCGCCAAACGGCGACCGTCAGGATCACGCCCGCGGAACTGTAAGCCTCCGCGCCGCTTTATCTATTAAAGAAACTTAAAATATCATTCCGATATTTGTTTCTTTCAAAAGAAAGCACTAATTTTGCAGCCCGTAAGCGAACATGGCTTCAACGCACATCGCAGCTTCTACAAAGGAAAGGTGCTCGAGTGGCTGAAGAGGCACGCCTGGAAAGCGTGTAACCGTCTAAAGCGGTTCGGGGGTTCGAATCCCCCTCTTTCCGCTGAATTAGGAAGGGTTTTTACCCTTCCTTTTTTGCGTTTTGGTGGCTTAAATGGTTGGTTTTTAAGCGTTTATAATTTCTTTTTCTTTGTCGGATTGGGTTCGATTTCTGTATAAGGGGATAGTGTTCGGTCTTCGATATATTGCGATATATTGCGATGTACTGCTATATATTGCGGTTTACGGGGTACATTTGTTGTACACGAAAAATAGAAATGTTGTACACGGAAAGACAGAAGGAATATAGAAGAAGAACGAAAGAAAGAAAAAGTAAAGAAAGGAAAAGTAAAGAAAGAAATCAATCAAGAAAGAAAGGATAAGGATATGGAAAAATTACCGAGTTTCAGCTGGTGCTTTGACCGGCGAGGGACGCTGGCGACGACGGGTGTGGCCAGTGTGGAGATGCGTGTGTCGTATATGCGCAGGTGCAAGGTGATGGCTACAGGGGTGAGGCTGGGCCGTGGAGAGTGGCGTGACGGCCGCGTGGTGAAGCGGGGGGACGCTGTAGCGCTGAACAGGGTGCTGGAGCGGATGCGCGGGGACGTGCTGCGCGTGCTGGATGAGATGATGGAGGAGGGGATGGTGGATATCATGGCCATCCCGGATAGGATGGCGAGGATGAAGGGGGAGGGTCGGACGTTCCTGGAGTGGTGCCGTGAGCGGGCCGAGGTGAGGAAGTACGGACGGGCTGCGGACAGTCAGGAGCGGTATGACCGGTTTCTGAGGTGGTTTACGGCGTGGGGCGGGATTCGCTATTTCTCGGACGTGACGGACCGCGGGGTGCTGGCTATGGATGCGGCGCTGAAGGAGAAGGGGATGACGGACTACTCGAAATGGAATAACTACCACCGCTTCCTGAACTCGTTCATACTGGATGCGATGGCGGCTGGGCTGCTTCGACGGAATCCCTATAAGTGGGTGAATATTCGGAAGGACAAGGAGAGCCACGGTTTGCATAAGTACCTGACACTGGAGGAGCTCCGACGGGTGGAGACGGCACGGATGGGGACTGAGAGCCTGGAGCGGGTGCGGGACCTCTTCGTGTTCCAGTGCTACACCTGTCTGGCTTATCATGATTTGGCCGCATTCGACGCGGGCAGGCTGGTAGATGTGGGCGGCGGCAGGTGGTCGTATAGTGGTGAGCGTGGGAAGACTGGGAAGGAATACTCATTTTTGCTGCTACGGCCCGCTGTGGCCGTGCTGGAGAAGTATGGGTGGCGGCTACCTGTGCTCTCTAACGTGAAGTATAACGAATATTTGAAGGTGGTGGCGCAGACGGCGGGGGTCGATAAGCCTATCACGAGCCACTGGGCGCGCCATACGGGGGCGACGGTGCTGCTGAACGCTGGCGTGGACATGGAGACTGTGGCGCGGGTGCTGGGGCATAGCTCGACGAAGGTGACGCGCTCGACGTATGCGCGGCTGCTGGATGATACGGTGGTGAGGAAGATGCTGGAGGCCGAGCGGGCAATCGGGCGTTAAAAAATACAAAACATAATATTTTCTTTATGCTTTTCTTGCACATAACAAATATTTTATGTACCTTTGTATTGTGATAAACAAATGATGGTTTTACATTAAAAATTTCAAGTATGAATGAAGAATTAGAAAAGGCAATCAGTCGTAAAAAGAAAGAGATTTCCGACTATGTGAGAATCGCAAAGAGCCTTCACATTGAGGAAGCGGAGATTCAGAAAAGAGTCGATTTGCTGCTCGGAGACCTCTCAAGGCTGCTAAGAATGCGAAAGTAGAACTCGCCTCCCCTTCGGGGGAGGCTTAAAACGAATCAAAAATGAATAAAAAAGCTACAGAACTATTGAACGAATACGCGGCTCTTGCTGGTAAAGAGGACGCGGCAAGTGTTGCCAGGAAAGAGGAAATTATCGGCTGGCTTCATGACCATGCTGATGCGGCAACAAAAGAAGAAGCTGGCAGGTTCGTCAGTCAGAAGCTCGGGGATATAGAAATTTCTGTTGATAATCTTCGCGCACAGATTGACGGTGAAGCGTATCGCCTGCTGCCTCTGTCGTATATTGCTGAGCGTTATTTCGGGAAGAGTGCGGCTTGGCTTTCTCAGCGTCTCAACGGCACGCTCGTCCGTGGCCGTTCCTATACGCTCAACGAAGAGCAAAAGAAGATTTTCAACGATGCGATGCAGGATATCAGTCTTCGCATTGGTTCGATACATTTGACTTGAAGGTTTTAGTGTAAACCTTAGTTGTTTATCACGATCCCCCATACTGCATAGTTTGGGGGATTTTTTGTTTATATGTAAAAATATTCGTATATTTGCAGGAAAGAAAAACCGTGTATATGAGTAAGAGAGAGTTCAGGACGCACCGTGTGAGCTTTAGGATTTCGGATAGCGATTTTCAGGTTTTTTGCCAGTTGAGCGAGCGTGGCGGGTTCCATTCGCTGAGCGGCTTCCTGCGATATTTGGCCTATTGCGCCGTGCGGGCCGCTGGTGGCGACATGACGGACGAGATACCCGAGAGCGTGCTCCGGGTGTTTAAGCGGACGTATGACTACGATGTGCGGACGCTCGCCGAGGCTGTGAAGCTGGTGGAGGCTGGCCGTGTGGACATGGGTGATGGTGAAGAGCTGCCATCGGTGGAGGATGAGGTCGGCGGGATGTTTCGGGAGTTGGCCGACGAGGGCGCTGAGCGGATGTTTCCGGGCGATGTGAACTGGCGGAAATAGCTGGTGGAAGTCGAGGGCGTGGGGCTGATCAGCCCGCAGGCCTCGTTATCGGCTGGCGTTTTCGTGGTGCTCTGCATGGTGGCGGGTGCCTATTCTCGGCGGCTGGGCCTATCTATATGAACAGGAAAGGAGATACAGAGAAGGCAGGCCGTCGAGGCAGTGGTGGACACTGGCGGGGCGGCAAGCGAAGGAAGGAGTATAAGCGCATCATTCACTCCAAGCGGTGGCACGCGCTACGGTCGGCGTATATCGGCGCCCATCCGTTCTGCGAGGAATGTATGGCCCGGGGCGTGATGGACCAGCCCGCCGAGGAGGTGCACCATGTGCGCCCGATCGGTACGGGCAGGAGCTGGGAGGAGATGTGCGCGCTGGCTTTCGATGCTCATAATCTGCGAAGCCTCTGCCACGACTGCCATGTGGCGGCCCACCGTCGGCAAAGGAAGGAGGGGAAGGAGCCGAGCGAGGACGTGAAGGCGTGGCTGGAGAGGTTTCTGCACGTCTGACAGGGCGCATGGCTGGGCCTATGGTGTGGGCTGAATATGCGCTAAAGCGTGCCGATAATAGCGTTTTTTGTGCTAAAAACGGCTAAAAACGGCTAAAAACGGCTAAAAACGGCCGAAAACGACTGAAAACGACCGGAAAACGACCGGAAAACGACCGGAAACGACCGGAAAACGACCGGGAAATGGCCAGGAAATGGCCGATGACCGGAATGCGGGATGGGCGATGCAGCGCCATCATGAATCATTAAAACGACAAAGATATGGGACAGATCGAGGAAAAGCGGCACTATGTGCTGGAGATACGGGAGCGCCTGGAGGCTCGCGGGCTGTATGATGAGAGCCTGGAGCCTGCTATCGGCGTGCTTGCCGGTCTCATGTATAGACTGGACACCATCCGTGAGAGCGTAGCGGAGGAGGGGACGATGCTGACCGTGGTGAGCCGTGAGGGGAATCCGAGGTCGGTGCTGAATCCTGCGGTGCAGGCTGAGATACAGTGTACGGAGGAGATACGGAAGTATTTCCGAGACCTCGGTCTGTCTGTGGCGAAGCCTGCGGGGTTTGTGAACCAGGAGAAAGACGCACGGCCCAGGAGCGGGGACCGGTTGGTCAGTCTGATGGAAGGACTGGGCGGCCAGAAGCCGACGCTCTACAAGCGCAAGGACAAGAACTGAGCAAGACTGAGGGGAAGCTATGACGGACGACGAGAAGCAGCGGGAGCGGGAGGCGAAGGCCGCGTGTGCTGGCTGGTTGCAGGACTGCGACCTGCCGGGCTATCATCTGGGGCGCATCGACCGCCGTCTGCTGGACTATGCGAAGAGCCTGGCGGGGCATCCGGAGCGGCATAATCTCTACGAGCTGCTGGGGCTTCGTCGGTTCTTGCTGATGCTGGAAAAATACGACTTTCGGATAGACAAATACAAGCAATTCGCGGCTTTTTATGAGCAGCTGAAATTCAGCGGGGTCAGGGGTAGGCAGAGCTATCGGCTGACGCCCGTGCAGGTGTTTCAGTTTGCCAACATCATGGGATTCTATACGGATGAGACGCACCGACTGTTTCATGACGTGCTGCTCTTCGTGCCTCGTAAGTTCTCGAAGACCACGGAGGTGGCCAGTCTGGCCGTCTATGACCTATTGTTTGGCGACCGGAACTCCCAGTGCTACACGACGGCCAACACCTACCAGCAGGCGAAAATCTGCTTTGATGAGATCAGGGGCGTGCTGAGAGGCATGGACCCCGGGCTGGGACACTTCAAGCTGAACCGCGAGCTGGTGAGCTGGAAGGACAGCGGACTGCGGGAGAGCTTTATCCGATGTTTGGCGAGCAACGCCGACAAGCTGGACGGCCTGAACGCTTCGACCGTCATCAATGATGAGTACAGTCAGGCCGACAGCGCGGACCTGTATAACGTGCTCACGACCTCGATGGGCATGAGGGAGAACCCGCTCGTGGTGACGATCACGACGGCGAGCGACAAGGTGGAGAGCCCCTTCGTGGCGATGCTGGAACATTGTAAGAAGGTGCTGCGGGGCGAGACTGACGACGATAGGACGTTTGCCCATTTGTTCATGCCCGACGTGGATGACGAGGAGGGCGACGTGCAGACGTGGAGGAAGGTGCAGCCCCATCTCGGCATCACCGTGAAGGAGGGCTTCTACGACGACATGTGGCGGAAGGCGCAGAGCAGCGCGGACGACATGAGGGCCTTCCGGACGAAGCTGCTGAACGTCTTCGAGACGGGCACGATGGAGACGTGGATCAAGGGCGAGGTGATACGAAGCCACTACAGACGCGTGGAGCTGGGGGCGCTGGGGTATCGGCCCGAGTGTCAGGTGGCGGTGGATCTGAGCGTGCGTGACGACTTCTCAGCCGTCTCGTACTTCCTGCACTTGAAGGACGCCGAGGGCGGCCACATGATCACCGACTACTATATCCCGCGGCAGACGCTGGAGAGCCATGTGAACCGCGTGATCTATGCGAAATGGGTAGCGGAGGGGTATATGAACGTATGTGGGGAGGAGACGATCGACTACGAGCAGATAGCCCGCGACATCTTCCAACGAGGGAGCCAGCTGCGCATCCTTCGCATCGGCTTCGACCCCAACCGGGCGCAGACGTTCCAGAACACGCTGCGGGCGACGGGCGGCGGGCCGTACATGCAGGCCTATAAGCAGACTAACTACTATTTCACGCGGGCCGTGGAGGGTACTGAGGAGCTTTTGTACAACGACAAGCTGACATTTGACCCAAACCCAATCAACGCCTATTGCTACGATAACGCCGTCTTGGACGTTGACAAAATGGGTAACAAGAAGCCGATGAAGAAGCAGCAGAAGGCGAAGATAGACGGGTGCATCACGGGCACCATGGCTATCGGGCTGAGTATCGAGCAGGTGAGAAGCAGCATGGAATAGGAAAAGCCCCGTAAATCAAAGAAAGTTTTGCAGAATGGGTTACTTTTTCGGATTGTTTTACAAAATAGGGGTAAAACGAGGGGAAAATGGGCGAGAAGCGGGGGAGAAGGTGGTGGTGGTGCCTATTTAGTGGTATTTTCCGAAATGGAAAAACCCAGTAAAAAAGAATGGGAAAAAGAAAAAACACCCTGTGGGGAATGTTCCGAGAGGCCGCCGTGTCCGTGCTGAGAGACGTGGCGGGCGGTGGTGGCGGCACGATAGAGCGTGCCCCCGGGCTTCTGCCTGTCGGTACTATCCTCGGACTTGATGATATGGTCGATGCCTATACGGCCAGCAGCGTGGCGTGTGTGAAGCGCTGCGTGGAGATCAAGGCTGGCAGCGTGGCCAGTCTTGGGCTTCATGCTATGCGCAGGCGCATGGAAGACGGGCGGACGTGGTATGAGGATGCTGAGGGCACGCTGGCCGACCGGTTGCTCTCGGAACGTCCGAACCCGCGGCAGACGGGCTTCGACCTGCTTTGGCAGGTGGTCTATCAGCGGGAGATGTACGGCAACGCCTATATCGTGCCCGTGTATCGTGGGGGCGTGCTGAGCGCTCTGTACTGCGTGCCATCGGACTGCTCGGTGAGCTATGACCGCCTGCGTGGCGTCTATACGGTGAGCGACATCTACGACGGCATCGAGGGCGAGTACATGCCCGACGAGATCATCCATATCCGGAGCTATTGCCGGGACGGCTTCATGGGCACTCCCGTGACTGAGCTCGCCTCGCTGGTGCTGAGCAACGCGCGGAAGGCCTACAAGCAAGAGGGGGAGATGTTTACCCCAGGCAGCACGCTCCGCGGCTTCATCACAGGCGAGGATACCGTGCAGGTGGGCTACGGCGGCGCTACGGACAAGCAGCTGAAAGGCGTGACGCAGCGCATCCGTGAGGCCATCGGGAGCGGCCAGAACCTGAACTTCCTGCCGGGTACGATGAAGTTTGTGCAGACGGGCATGACGCCCAGCGACCTCCAGTTGCTGGACAGTATGAAATTTATAAACATGGAGATTTGCCGATTTTTCGGCGTGCCTCCGATGCAGGTTTTCCAGGACACCAACGCCAACTACAGTAGCACGGAGAGCAGTCAGACGATCTTCATGACCAGCACGCTGGCGCCGCTGATGCGTCAGATCGAGAGCGAGGTGACGGAGAAGCTCTTCGGCGGCGACGGCCACATGCGGGCCCGCTTCCGCATCGACGACTACTATCAGACCGACCCGTCAGCCCAGGCGACGGCCCTCTCCCAGCTCATACAGACGGGCGTGATCACGCCCAACGAGGCGCGCGCCCGCATGGGCTACCGTCCGCTGGAAGGTGGCGACGACCTCGTGGCCAATGGCAGCCTGACGAAGCTCGGCGCGGGCAACAGTAAGGAGTAGGCGGCGGGGGTGGTGCCTATTTCGAATTATTCACCTAATAAGAAAAAAGATGGAACAATATAGATACTATACTCGGACGGAGCTGCGTGCCCAGGCCGACAGTCGGCAGATTGAGGGGCGCGTGTTCCTGTACGGTTCTCGCTCGGTGCTGCTTCCCGACTGGGACTATGGCAGCGTGTTTGAGGAGATCACTCCTGGCGCTCTGAGCGAGGACGTGATGCGGAGCAGCGACATCGTGGCCTGCCTGAACCATGACCCCGGCCAGATGCTGGCCCGCAGCATGGCCGGGAAGGGCAGTCTGCGGTTAGAGCTCGACGACAAGGGCCTTCTGATGCGCTTCGACGCTGCCAACACATTGTGGGGCGACTACGCCCTGGAGAGCGTGCGGCGTGGCGACTTTGCCGGGATGAGCTTCGGATTCTACGCCGACAAGGACACGTTCTCCTACTCGAAGGAGAAGGACCAGGACGGCAAGGAGTACTACGTCCGCCACCTGGACAAGATCAGCAGGATGTTTGATGTGAGCATCGTGACCCATCCCGCCTATCCCGCCACGAGCGTGAAGCAGCGCAGCGCGGGCGTGAGGGACGGTCTGCTGGCCGCTGGCTTGATCGAGGCTGAGGAGCCCGCCCTGGTGCGTGGCGACTATGACACTATCGGCGCATGGCTTCGCCGTACTACATAAATTCACCAAAACAAAAACAAAGACAGAAATGACAAGAGAAGAGTACATGGCGGCCATCCGCCGCCGCAGTGAGATTCGCCAGGAGATGGAGACGCTCCAGCAGACCCTGGCCCGCGAGAACCGCGACATGACCGACGCCGAGCGCCAGCAGTTTGCTGCACTCCGAGCCGAGGACGACGCGCTGATGGTCGGCTGCGTGCAGTATGAGAGCGAGCGCAGCAGCGAGCGCAGCCGCCAGTTTGTGGAGCAGCGCGCGCAGGACAGTCAGGAGGCTAACTTCGGCCGCCTTCTGAGAAGCATCGCCAGCGGCCGCGGCATCCCTGAGGATCTGGCCGCCTGCCGTGACGAGGAGGGTAACTTCCGCTTCGCCTACAACCGCGCCGACGAGCAGCTGCGCGCCGACACCATCCAGCAGGCCGCCAGCACGAAGAACATCACGCCCGTGTATATCCAGGACTACATCCGCGAGCTGACGCCTCAGACCATCATCGGCCAGGTGGGCGCCCGCATTCAGAGCGGCATCACGGGCCAGTGGAACTTCCCGACGGTAAAGGGCCTGAAGGCGACGTGGTATGGCGAGAACGACGCCGTGACGCCTCAGACGATGGAGTTTGGCGTGAAGACGATCACGCCGCACCGTCTGCCGATCCGTGTCGATATCTCCAACCGTGCCATCAATCAGACGGCGGGCGCTATCAGCAGCCTCGTGACGGAGACGATGCGCCTGAAGCACACGCTCGCCCTGAACGAGGCCTTTGTCGCAGAGACCGCCGCAGCCAACGCCCCGACCAGCCCGCTGGCCAGCATCCCCGAGGGCAACACCATCGCCGCTACGGGTGGCAGCTCGACGCTGACGCGCCAGCTCTTCCTCGACCTTCGCTCGAAGGTGAACGAGGCCAACGTGCCGGTGAACGCTCCCTGCTTCATCATGGACTGGAAGGCCTACGCCGAGCTGGCCAACACGCCCATCGACAAGGGCAGCGGCCGCTTCCTGCTCGACCTCTCGACGAACACGATCGACGGCGTGCCCGTGATTCCGACGAGCCTCTGCAAGAAGGGCACGATCTACTACGGCAACTTCGGCTACGCCCTGGTGGGTCAGTTTGGCCCGATGACCATGGGCATCGACACCACGTCCGTGAGCGTCCTCTCGACGAACACGGTGGCCATCGTCATCAACTCCGAGTGGGACTTCTTCGCTCCGTATCCTGAGGCATTCGGAAAGATCACCTACACGGCAGCCTAAGCCACGCTGGGCCCGCGGAAGGCGGAGCGCATAGGCCGCGGGCCCGCTGGTTTTTCAAAAATATATTAACGAAAAAGGAAAAAGAAAATGGCAGGAACGCAAGAATATATGAACGGCAGCAATGTGCTGTTTTCCGTCGGAGGCAAGGCCCTGGGGCATAGCACCACGCACTCCGTCACCTTCAACACAGAGACGAAGGAGCGCGGCGTGAAGCCTCCCATGAAGGAGAAGACCAAGAAGGCCCTCTTCAGCGGCAAGGGCGTGACGAAGATGAGCATCAGCGTACATGGCGAGGGCTTCCGCTACAAGGGCGAGGAGGAGCTCAGCCTGGACGAGATCCGCAAGTTGTGGGGCGCAGGTCAGAGCGTGGAGCTCTCCTGCTTCGAGCGCGAGGGCGACGCCGCGCCCTACCTGAAGGGCAAGTTTGTCATCTCAAAGGTGGAAGAGACGAGCCCCGCGCAGGACGATGCCACCTTCACCGTCGATTTTGAGAACGACGGCGAGCCCGAGGTGTATCCCGGTCAGGGTGCGACGACCGAGCCCGGCACCGACCAAGGCTGAACGTGAATAGGGAAACGATTCCATAACATAGCATTCGCTTTACTTTTTTGATTTGATTGATCGGGCGGGAGCGGGTTTCCTGCTTCCGCCCTTTCTCATTAACGAACCAAGGACGAGACCATGCCCAGATATATCGACGTGGATAGTGCTATCCACTTTAGCCGGCTCCGGTACGCCAGCGACCTCGACAAGGAAGAGGTGGCCCAGTTTATCGACGCCGCCGAGCAGACGCTGGCCGCCGACTTGCAGGTGAGCGACCTGAAAGAGCTGGAGACCGCTCCCGGCGCGCTGCCCGCCGACCTGAGGCAGGCGCTGCTGATTCTGACGGGTGACAACTACCGAGAGCGTGAGAGCGTGAGCGCGGCCCAGCTCTATCGGAGCCCGCACTACTGGCACCTGATCTACGCCCATGTAAACTACCAGGCCCATGATTAGAGCAGGACTGCTGGACGAGGTGTGTGACGTGGTGCGCTACGAGAAGAGCACGGACAAGTTTGGCGCCGACACGGGAAGGTGGACGGTGGTGGCTGAGGGCGTGCCCTGCCAGGTGACGCACAAAAATAGCGGGTTCGGCGAGCTGAACGGCGAGGTGGTCTATCAGCATGTGACGACCTTCGTCTTCCGCTATACTGACGCCCTGCGGGAGTATGACCGACTACGCTGGGACGGCAAGACGTACCAGATAGAGGGTATCGACCGGAGCAGGCGTCGGCTGGGCGAAATGCCCGTGACGTGCAGCCTGATCGGGATGACCGACGAGCTGCCGTGATTTACCATTTATAAATATTAGAAAAAAATAGATCAAGATGAGTGAAACTATAGTAAACATCCCGCGCAGCTCTCTGAGCGCCGGGTCTGCTATCTACTCCGTGTTGAAGGACCTGCTCGGCGAGGGCCATGTGCGCCCCGTGGTGAGCGAGAACGAGGTGACGCTGCCGCTGGTGACGTTTCGTCGTGTCGATGCGCGGTCGCTGGACGAAAAGGGCCGCAGCGGCTACGACGAGGTGTGCTACGAGGTAGTGGTCTTTGCGAAGACCTACGGCGAGGGCGTGGAGACGATGGAGCGCGTGAGGAAGCAGCTCATGGGCCGTATCGTCGCCAGCGAGGAGGAGGACGGCTTCGCCATGACCATGGACTGCGTGAAGCTGGTCGGCGGCGAGGAGAGCTGGAAGGATGGCGCCTTCGTGCAGACCATCCGCCTGTCGTATCATGTGGCGCTGGGGCTGGTAAAGCAGAAGATGGTCTATGAGTACACCTTGACCGCAGCGAAGTGGGGCACGATCATTATCCCATTCAGTTGCGCGAAGCCCGACGGTCTGAAACTGTACGAGGCGCTTTCGATTGACGAGAACGGGAAACCCGTCACGAATGAAGTGCAGCGTTTCGAAGCCAATACTCCATACATCGTCGGCGGAACCCCTGGGCAGTATAGACTGGAGGGGTATGCCGGTAAGCATGGCGAGAAATATACCAAGGGAATCTTGACGGGTGTGTATGTAGAGCAAGAACCTCCTATCGGCTCTTATGTTCTGCAGGCCCAAGACAGTGGCGTAGCCTTCTACAAACACATGGTCCGGGGCAATGGTTGTACGGTTGGTCCCTACCGCTGCTACATCGAGCCCCAGGAGGGCGCAGGAGACTCTGCCAGTATGCCGGGCGGCGGTAGTTCGCAGCCAGCTCCAGCGAAGCCGAAGCGCACGCTGACGGTCCGCTCGGCCAACGAGAGCCAGGGTACGGTCTCGGGCGGCGGCACCTTCGACGATGGCAGCACGCAGACCATCAAGGCCACCCCGCAGCCCGGCTACGCCTTCGACAAGTGGAGCGACGGCAACATGGAGAACCCGCGCACGGTGAAGCTGACCTCCGACCTCACGCTCACGGCCTCCTTCAAGACGGCCACCACGGGCGGCGGCGGAGACCAGGGTAGCGGCGGAGACCAGGGCGGCGGCACGCTGGGCGATTAGTGTGTGACATTTTAGAAAAATATGATTATGGAAAAGGGAAAGAATAAACAAGAGAAAGGTCTGGCAGAGCGTTCCAAGGAAGGAGCCGCCGTGGGTCGTATCGAGGTCGAGGTCGGTGGTAGCGTTTACCCCGCTTACATGACCAACGGCGCTATGCTGCGCTTCAAGCAGCAGACGGGCCGTGATTTGACCGATAGCGATGGTGGATTCTGCGACACGTTTACGCTGCTGTGGTGTTGTGTGGCCAGCGCCTGCAAGCGCGAGGGCGTGAGCTTCGGGATGAGCCTGGAGGAGTTTGCCGACGCCACCGACCCTGCCGACATCGAAGAGTGGAGCGCCTCGATGTTTGGCGATGACGGCGATGACGCGGAGGCCGACGCTGGTAAAAAAAAATAAGCGTCGAGGAAATGCTTGGTTACGGTCTGGGGGTGTGCGGCTTGAGTTTTGAAGACTTCGGGCTGCTCACCCCCTCTGAGTTTCGGGCTATCGCAGCGGCCCGCCACCGCTACGACGACGACCGGGAGCGGGAGGCGTGGGAGCGTGCGCGTATCGTGGGCGTGATGAGCGTGAGCCCGTGGAGCGGGAAGAGCGTGGATCCGAAGCGGGTGCTTCCGTTGCCGTGGGACCAGCGGCAGGAGGCGCGGCCCGAGCCACCCGAGCAGAGACCCGCGACGAAGGAGGAAGCGCAGCGCGCCTTCGAGGCCCTGATGAGACGTCGGAGAGAGGCCGAGGAAAGGAGGAAGAAGCATGGATGAGAAACAGAAAATCGGGCAGGCGTGGAACGACCTGCTCAAAACGTTTGACCAGCGCGAGATGAAGCGGACGCTGAAGGACGCCTATCGTCGGACGGGCAAGATGATCGCCGCCGTGGCGAAGCGCAGCGTGGAGGGCAGCGGTATCAATGACGCTGGAAAGCTGGCCAAGGGCGTGCGCGTGCGCGTCTATCCGCGCGGCGGTGGCTTCATGATCACGGTGAAGCCTCACGGTAAGAGCGGATATATCAAGAACCGGCACGGGCTGGAGAAGCCTGTGCTCATGTGGGCCGCGGAAGGTACGGTGGAACGCTATCCACGCAGCTGGGCGAAGCGTTTTCTCGTGAACACGGGGGACGGTTTTCGCTGGGTTGGCAGGAACAGGGGCAAGATGCCCGCCTATCACTTCCTCGACGAAGCCGAGGCGCAAGGCCCGAAGATCGTGGAGGAGGAGATTGGCAAGGCCATCGAGGAGGCCACGGTGAAGCGGGCGGCGAAGCTGGGGTGGCTATGAATATACGTTATTTATTAGAATAGAATATGGCAAAGACAATTCCATTTAACATAAAAATCCGCATCGACGGCAAGGACGTAGTGGTGAGCAGTCGGCGGGATGTGGAGAGATTAGGCGAGGCCCTGAACGCTTCGACCCAGCGGGCCAACCGTTTCAGGGACTCGATGATCAAATGGTCGGCTATCAGTACGACCGTCGGTAACGTCTATAGTTCCCTGCAGAATCTGACCAATATCATGGGCGGGTATATCGCGAAGGCTAACGCAGCTACGGAGGCCCAGACGAAGCTGACGACGGTGATGCGGCAGCGCATGAGTGCGACGGCTGAGGACGTGGCCTCTGTGAACGCGGCGGTGGCCGCTCAGACGAAGCTCGGCGTGGTGGGTGGTACGGTGCAGCGCAGCGGCCTGCAGCAGCTGGCCACCTTTGCCAGTCATAAGCGGACGCTGACGGCCCTGCTTCCCGCCATGAACAATCTGCTGACGCAGCAGAAGGGTCTGAACGCTACGAGCGAGGACGCCGTGAATATAGCCAACCTACTGGGCAAGGCGCTGCAGGGACAGACGGGCGCCCTGAGGCGTGTGGGCATAACCTTTAGCGAGACCCAGGAGAAGGCACTGAAGGCCGGCAACGAGGGCGAGCGTGCCGCCATGCTCGCCGAGATCATCACGCAGAACGTCGGCAACATGAACGCCGAGCTGGCGAAGACGGACGCGGGCAAGGCGAAGCAGCTGGCCAATAGCTTTGGCGGGGTGATGGTGAATATCGGCAAGGCCCTCATGCCCTACCAGAGCATGATCGCCCAGTTTGGGCAACTGGGCATGGCCGTGACGGGCGTGGTGCAGTTTGGCACGGCTCTGGCTGGCTGTGGACGCGCCGCCGCTGGCGCCGTCACGAAGCTGCTGAAATGGGGTCCCGCCTCGCAGGTGGTGCGCCAGGCCTCGGTGGGCATGGGCGCCGTGCTGGAGGTGCTCATCGGAAAACTGCGCGGCGTGGAGGTGGGCGCTACTACGACGGCCACGGCCATCCGTACGCTGAAGGTGGCCTCGGTGGTGGGTCTGGCCCTCGCTGCCCTCTCGGCCATCATCTACGGCGTGTCGAAGACGCTGGAGCAGTCGAAGCAGGCGCTGAGCGCCGAGGCCGTGGCGAAGCAGACCAACAAGCAGCTGACGGAGCAACTGACGGAGCGACTGAAGGACGCGAAGGAGGCCGTGGCCGACAACATGGCGCAGCTCTATAAAGATATCGCCGTGACGAAGGACTGGAACGGTACGAAGGCGCAGGAGAAGAAGAAGGTGGAGGAGCTGAACAGTCGGTACGGCGAGACGATGGGCTACTTTAGCAGCGTCAGCGAATGGTACAAGGCGCTGACGGAGAACAGTCAGGCGTACTGCGACCAGCTGACGATCGAGGCCACCATGCGCGCCCTCGCTAATCAGGCGGCCACTAATAACATGAAACTGGACGACCTGGAGGAGAAGCGTAAGAAGGCCTCGACGGTGCGGCAGACGCTCGCCCAGCAGCATCCGTTCCTCTATGGTATGATGGTGGCCGAGGGCGCTAATCTCGACACGATGCACAAGGGAATCAGGGGCACGAGCGAGAGGGAGCGGATAGACGCTCAGATAAAGGCCGTGAGGGCTGACAATCTAAGGATAAAGCAGCAGATGGCGGCGTATGCGAAGAAGGGCCAGGCGATCACGTTCAAGGTGAAGGGCAGCCCGGAGCCGCCTACGACTACGACGACTACTACGCACACTACGCCCACTACGCCCACGACGCCCGCTCCGACCGTGAACGACGTGGTGGACGAGCCCGAGATCACGGACGGCATCCTCTCCATCCGTCAGCTGGACGAGCTGGTGGAGAAGCTCTACGCAGACCTGCTGGCGCTGCCCGATACGAAGGTGAAGGAGGCGCTGGACATCCAGGACGACATCGACACGCTGGAGGACTATCGGAAGAAGCTGGAGGCGCTCCAGCGGATGCGGTATGAGCGCAGCGGCGGTCTGAAGGCTGACATGGGGGCGAGCGGTACGATCGGCGGTAACGTGGCGGGGAACACGGCGCAGGTGGATCTGGCCGCGCTGGTGCGCCCCGTGCTTCCATCGGCGGAAGAGCTGGAGGCGAAGAAGAATGAGCTGCAAGGCGTGAGCGGTTTCGACATCATCGCAAAAATCGACCTCAGGAACAACGAGGCCGAGGAGCTGCGGAGGCAGATGGAGACGGTGGCTGACGCCGTGGATGCTGGCGAGATAGGCCGGGAGATGGGCGAGATGCTGGCCGACGGTATCAACAAGCAGTTGGCGGGGATCGGGAAAGTGCCGCTTCGGTTCGGGAAAATCCTGAGGAACACGGACAGTGTGAAGGAGCGCATGGACAAGGCGGCGGACGCCATCAATCAGGTGGGGTCGGCGCTGCAGGGCATGGGTAGCGCCTTCGAGCTGCCAGAGCTCAACATCGCCGGCACCATCGCGCAGGCCATCGCCACTACGGCCATGGGTTTTGCTCAGGCGAGCGCGAACGAGGGCAAGAACGGCAACCTGTGGGAATGGGTGGCCGCCTCTGCGGTGGGTATGGCGCAGCTGATGGCCATTATCAGCGCCGTGAAGGGCTCGACGGGCTACGCCACGGGCGGTATCGTCGGCGGCAACTCCTATACGGGCGACCGCATCCCCATCAGAGTGAACTCGGGCGAGATGATCCTGAACCGCTGGCAGCAGAAGCGTCTGTGGGACGTGGCCAACGGGTTTGAAAATGTGCCTCAGGTCGGGAGCGTGCGGCCCTCGATCGGCGCTGGCAGCATCGCGCAGGCGACGGTGCATGTGAGCGTGAGCGGGCGACTGGTGGGCCAGGGTCGGCAGCTGGTGGCCGTGATCGGCAACGAGCGGAAGGCGAGAGGCAAGGCTGGCTGGCGCCTGCCGTGGGAGTAGGTGCTTGCTTGCTGCTTCGACTTCTGCAAAACGAGAAAAGCCCCCGACACGCATGGACGCGTGCCGGGGGCTTCGGATTATAGAGAATATGAAAGATGTCCGGCTTATTTCTTCAACCTGCCTATGATGTAGAGCAGGATGATGAGGACGACGATGAGGACGAAGGCGGTGTAAACGAAATAACCGAGGACGGCCCTGTCGAGCGGTCGCCGATCGGTCTCTATGTGCTTCTTCTGTACTGCTGAGATCGTGTCGGTGCGGCTGATCAGACGGCAGGAGTCGGTGTCGATGGCGGTGGAGGTGGCTGCCCGGGCCTCCTGACGGGAGGACGTGGAGGCGGTGGAGCCGTCGTGGTAGCGGAAGCGGCGGGCGTTGATCCAGACCTCTGTAAAGGTGGTGTCGGCCTGCTGCCATGTGGCCCGTCGGTAGTGGGCCGCCGTGGTGTCGGCGGTGGTGGTCTGCTGGCGCACGGTGTCGCGGCTGGCCGTATGGGCCGTGGCCGTGTCGGTACGGACGGCGGCGTGGACCTGTGTGGCCATGGCGTCGGCCGTGGTGGTGGCCGTGGATCGCAGGTTGTCGGAGACGGTGCGCCGGGAGGCGCAGGCCATGACGGCGATGATGAGCGCCAGGATGGCTATGATGTTGAGCGGCTTAAATGTCTGCATATTCTTTGATGGCGTTGAAGCATGGGCAAAGTTTTTGCCACTTCCCGGGCGAGTATTCTCCCCAGATGGAGCGGTGGCCGAGGATAAAGGCCTTGGGGTAGCGGCTATGGATGTCGGCGAGGAGGGCGCGCAGCGCGGCCTTCTGCGCAGGCGTGCGGGTGTCTTCGTAGATTTTCGAGCCGTTGAGCACTCTGAGGCCTCCGATGTAGGCTACATGGATGGCGTGGGCGTTGTGGCCTTTCACGCCGTTGGAGGCCTTGTCCTCGGGCTGGAGGCTGACGACTTCTCCGGAGGGCTTGACGACGTAGTGGTAGCCCGGGTTGCTCCATCCGATGGACTTCCAGCCGGCTCGGAGCGATTCGACGGAGGCGGTGGGGAGGGTGGCCGTGCAGTGGACGAAGATGTGGGTGATCTGTCTCTTGTTCATGATTCTTGTTTCTTTGGGTTGGAAAGGCCAGGGACGGGAGAGCCCGTCCCTGGTGGTGGTTACTTGGCAGCTGCGACGGCTGCATCGACCTCGCCGGGGGTCATGGCTACGTCGCCGCCGTCGATCTCCTTCAGCGTGGTGGCATCCACGGCGTAGTAGGCCTTGCCCGTGGAGGTGTCGAGGTAGATCTTGTGGAGATAGAGCTGCTTCTTGGTGGCCTCGTCGGGCGTGGCGATGTTGAAGTCTTTCCAGTTGCTGTAATACTTGCTACCATCGCTGGCGATGATGCTATCGATGGCCACGGCGCCCGGCGTGGAGCTTGCGGTGGAAGACTTGACGATGACGAGGGCCACGGCGGACGTGGTCGAGGTCTGCTGGAGGGTGGGCTTGGAGGCGAGGAAGCCATCGAAGCGGACGACGTCGTAGCCCGCCACGTTGAGCTGGTCTCCCAGTCCGCCGCCTGTGCCTCCCGTGAAGTCTTCGAGGGCCGAGATGCGCGTGTCGAGGGCGTCGTTCTGCGCCTTGGTGGCGAAGGTGGTGCCCTTGGTGAGGGTGACGGTGTCGCCGCTGACCGTCATGCCCGTCACGGCGTTGCCCGATCCGCTGACGGAGGGCGTGCCGATGATCTCGGCCTTTGACCATGACTGCTGCGAAGCCGTGGAGCCGTCCTTGGTGGTGGCACCGATCTTGAGCTTCATGGTGTGGTTGTGGGAAGAGGGCGTGAAGGTGGAGGGCTTGCCCGTGACGCCCGACCATGGCACGGAGGCTGCGGTGCCCGCAGCGTACTCCATGTAGCCTGCCGAGGTGGAGAGCTTGCTCTCATCGACGACGATATACATGCGGCCCGTGGCCGTCACCTTGACGGTGTCGCCGAGCTGGACCTGGGAGGTGGTGAGCTTGTAGCGGGCCGCATCGTCGGCGACGGTGACGACACGCTCCAGGGCTCCCTGCGGGATGTGGGCGATGTCGATGACGCCCGTGATGCCCGATGCGGGCACGGTGTCGGCTGCTTTGGCTGCGTTGACTTTGACGCTGGGGATGACGTCGGTTTTGAGTTTGGTAACAAGGCGGGTTACGCCTGCGGAATCGAGATACTTTGCCATACTGTTTTATGAATTTAAAGTGATGAATAATTATACTTTTGTTGTTGTCGTTTTGTTGTTGTCATTTACGAGGCCGAGATGCGCTGCCACAGGACGTAGCCCTTGGCCAGATATTGGCCGCTGCGCCCATTGGTGCAGAGCGTGAACTGATAGACCGAGGCGGCCTGGAGCGTGACGGCGCCCTTGATGGAGGTGATGCCTCCGAAGGAGACGGTGCAGGTCTGCGCGCCCGTGATGACGCATCCACGGTAGAGGCCGTATCCGCGCGTGATGTCGGTATGGAGAAAATTGATCCAGAACTTCGCCCCGGCTGAATAGGTGGCGGCGGTGAGGTCGAGGATGATCTCCTCGGAGCTGGTGAAGTTGGAGACCTGGATGGAGGTCGATGTGGGGCGCTCGTGGCGCACTGTCGGGAGGCTGGCTCCCTTGGTGAGCGTGAGGGTGTGGCCGCTGATGGATGCGGCTGATACGGCTTGTCCCGTGCCCGTGACGGAGACGGAGGAGACGCCGTTGGTGATGCCGTAGCCGGAGAGGGTGGTGGCTTTGACGGCAAAAATCGTCTTGAGCTTGGTGACGAGGCGGGTGACGCCTGCTGAATCGAGGAATGATGCCATGGTGTATGTGTGGAGTGATTGGTTATCCTACTGTGATGATGCGGGCCGATGGCGTGACGGTGGTCACGTCGGCGGATCGCTTGGACTTGTCGATGATGGTGGCGGATCGCTTCGACTTGTCGATGATGGTGGCAGAGCGCTTGGACTTGTCGATGATGGTGGCAGAGCGGAGGGTCGTATCTACAAGCGAGGCGGCGCGGAGGGTCGTGTCGATGAGCTCGGCCGCCTTGGGTTCTTTCTCTGCCTTTTCCTCCGTCGTCTCTGCTACAGGCTCTGCTACTGCTGCGGGTGCTTCCTCTTGGGATGCTGCCTCCTCTACTTCCTCCACTTCCTCTGCTTGGGCTGCCTCCTCTGCTGCAGGTGCTGGCGAGGCGGGCGACTTGGCGGGCGAGGAGGAAGATGGACGGGAGGCTGCCGCCGTGATGGCGTCTATCTCGTCGAGGGGTATGGCGTCGGCTATGACCTGGCCGGTGGTGTCGGTGACGATGGGTCTGAGCTCTGCGCCCGTCCACCAGTAGGGGCGGTCGTCGGACTGGCAGACGAAGAGGTTGCCCGCGGCGGGGGAGAGGCCATCGTTGTAGAGGCTGCGGCCCTCCCAGTTGTCGTAGAGCTTGGGCGGCGCCGAGGAGGATACGGGAGTGGAGGAGCGCTCAGCCACGGCGAAGCGTGCGGCTGAGCGGACGAACCACACCTCCAGCGGGAGGGCCGGGGCGGCTGAGGCGGGCGAGATCTCGCCTGAATCCATGAAGCCACGGAAGGGGAGCACCCGTCGGTCCGTGGCCGAGGATGGGCCCGCGGTCCCGTTGAGGTAGGCACGGACCACCTCTGCCGTCACCTTCATCTGTCGGCTGCCGTTGGCCGTGGCCGCCTCGATGAGGAACTTGTCGCCGTCCCAGACGGAGGCGGTGAGGGAGAAGTCTTGCGAGATATTCATTTTTCTTTTTCTTCTTAACTCATGAACTACTGGAGCGTCTTGCCTACCCATCCGAAGGGCGAGGCGCCACGCCCGACGAAGACGAGATAGACCATGCGCTTGGCGCAGGTGTAGGTCTTATTTTTGAAGACCGTGCAGTCGATGGTGAGGGCATGTGCACCGGGGTCGATGGTGAGATTGTACGACCCACAGGGCAGGAAGACGTAGCAGTCGCCGTGCTGTGGGTTCTTTGGCAGGGCGACGGTGGCTGCCGCTATATTGACGAGGACGGCGCCCGAGCGCACATAGACCCGCTGGCCGTCGGAGTAGGTCGGCGAGCCTTGGGGTAGCGGCTGGGGCACGTTGTAGGCGTCGCTGGTATCGACCAGCTGGACCGAGCCCTCGACGAGGACGGGCTCGGGCCGATGGCCGCGGGTGATGCCCTCGACGATGTCGAGCGCCGTGCCCGGGTAACTGTCGTTGGGTCGTCCCGAAAGCTGGAGGGCGACGGGCCAAAAGATGTCCTTTCCGCTGGAAGCCCCTATGGCTCCCACGATGTTGGACTGCGTATCGAAGACGACGCGGCCCTCCTCGGAGCGTGAGGACTGGGCCGTGATGGCGGTCGGCGTGATGGTGACGCCGTTGCGCGCATCGTCGGCATTGGTCAGTCCTCCTTCTCGTATGACGAAGCCTCCGATGGAGCCCGAGGTGGCGTGGATGGTGCCCGTGAGGTAGGCCGAGGAGGCGAAGAGGTTGCCCGCCTCATCGACGGCGAAGGTGTAGGTGGAGCCGTTGAAGCCCGACCCGTCGGGATAGGGCTGCGCAGCGCCCGCCCAGAAGGGGAAGTCGCCACCCATGCCAGCGTAGGGCGCCGTGGCGTGCTTCTTGCGGATGGCGATGGCATTGCCCTGGAGGAAGTCGATGCGCGCATCGCGGGCGATGAGGAAGGAGAAAAAGGCCGAATCGGCATTGACGCCGACGGAGCGCCAGTGGTCCGTATCGGCGGGCGGGAGGGCGTGCTGGGCGGCCTGATAGACGTAGGACTTGATGCAGCGATAGACGTCCCAGCCGCTCTTGGCCGTATCGGAGGGCACGGCGTAGAAGTCGAGGTAGCAGAATCCGTCGGCGGTGATGGTGGAGCCGTCGTAGAGCTGCTGGCCGTCGTCGAGGCGCTGGTAGATACGCGAGGTGCGTCCGTTGGCTCCCGCCTGTCCTCGGTCTCCCTTCTCACCCTGTATGCGTCCGAGGTTGGCCCATGCCGTCTCGGTGGCCATCCACACGTCGCCCGCGAGGATGTAGGCGTCGCCCTGGCTGGTGGTGATGGAGGCCCATGCGCCGCCCATCTGTCGGACGGCGACGGGCGTGCCCTCTGCTCCCGTATCGACGAGAAAAACGCCGTCGGGCGCTGGCGAGGGGAGCGAGGCCATGTTGGTGACATGGCCGAGGGCCGTGCCCCTGAGGGTCCACGACTTGCCGTCCTTGCCGTCGAGGCCGTCCTCTCCACGCTGGCCACGGTCGCCCGTCAGTCGGACGTAGGAAGAGAGGGGCGAGAAGGTTTGGAGGCCTCCCGCCTGCTGCTGCCAGTCGGTGAGCTCTATCCAAAGGTAGGGGCGGGCGTCGGTGGTGGCGAGGGGCACGTC